GGACGGATTACCTGATCGAATGTTATAAAGGTTGTTTTGAACTTCCTTTGGTTCACATTCAATGAGATGCATCAACCCAATTGTGGGTTTTGTACTGGTTGCGAATTCAGCATTCTCTGCCTCTTGTCTTGAGATGTACCCTGGGCGGTTGGAATCGTAGTTTGTTGTCAAAACCACAACGCCGGGTGCGCCAGAAGTAACAAAATCGGTAATAAGAGGACGGAATTCAAAGACGAGTCCGTGGAATTTGTACTGCTGGTAAGCAGCAGCAATTGTTGATAACCAAGGAAAGGTTTGAGACAATCCCGGGTTAAGTGGATAAGAGGTATTAGTGAAGGCACTAGTACCACTAATTTCGCCTAAGAACTCACGGTGGGATACAATATTGGTAGAGTGTGTTTTACTAAATTGAGGAGTTTGACCAGCAAGTACATTGTACGATGGTCGTGGTCCTGTCATGGTGTAATCACCACTACCAAAGATAGATCCTATCCCTGAGCCGAGCCACTTCCCAACTCCGCTGAGTTGGGGGTACCCAATCAAGCCGCCTGCGGCTCGACCAATGATACCCCCAACATCGGCGAAGGGAGTTTTCTTTTTAGGTGCTGCTCGTCGCACCACAACAGTTTTCACTTTGTTTGCTTTCTTATTTTGTTTTCTAGTCATAGTATTGGATCCATCCTGACTAGTGAACGGACTGTACATCCCTCTACTCCCATGAACGCCGTGCAGTCTCTTGGCATTCTGTTTAGCACTAAAATAATAGTTTTGGGTTCTTTACGAGAGGGACCCAATTCCCCTAAAGGGGCAAGATGGTGAACCTTTTCCTAGGTTCACCAGCACCCAGTTGATACTTATCATAGTATGATTCAAGAACCAACTGAGCCTCGGGTAGGATACCAAATGCTTTCCAGAACCAATAGCGTTGTTCCGCACCAATCTCACATTGTGTGCGGTCCATACCTTTGCTAAGGTTCCAGAATCCCCCTTCCATTGTCGGGTCAGAAAGGGGGCGAGCGTTATTGGAACTTCGATACATCATTGAATAAAAACTCTGCCACACTGGTAAACCAGCAGTCAAGGCAAGTCCACCTTGACCAACGGCAGATAACCACATGTCCCGGATCTTGGGATTATCAAGTGGTTTAATTGCAACCAAATCTTTTGATATTGCAACCCTAGGGTCGCGTACCATTAGCCATTTGGTGCCATCGAATACTGGTTGACATTGACAGAAAGTGATCTTACTAAAGTCATAAACTGGGTCCTCAATCTTAAGATTGAAGCCATATCTCAGACAGTGATCATGTAACCCCTCTATCAAGTGTGCATCCTTTCTGTTAACAATGATTACGGAATCATCACCGTTACAAATAAGACGAGACTTAATTTTTGAAAGTACAGAGTGGAATAAGGCGGTGACTAACACAACATTTCCAACTGCTGTGTTACTGTCACCACTCATCCTCTTCCCCTTCACTTTGTACTTCAATTTACCATCTCCACAGTACGCGAATCCTTTATTATTCAATTGTAATTTCATCAAGCGATTGAAGTGTCGGTTATTTCGATACCACAGCTTATAAATGCTGTGCTCAAATTCCAACGCCTCTACGCTGACATGTTGATCGAATCGTGAGAAATCCATGGGGAAGGCGACGGGGTCTTGGATAGCATCCCAAGACTCACGTGCCGCCTCCCCCTGTTGCTCTGCATTCATTCCTTTAAATACAGCGCGGTAACCATAAACCATGTCTATGGCACCATAGACAGATTTTTCAATGGGTTTGAAAAATCTGCCTGTCTCCACGATGTACCTAGGTGATCTTGGCTGGATCA